TTATAAAATAGGAGTAGGTAATTATAAACATAGTGATGCTTGGGAATTAGGAACTGGTCAAAATTATTCTATTAATGAAGTATATCAAATGTTTAAAGATAAATTTAATGTAGGTTGTGAATATATTCCTGATCAACCTGGTAACTATAGAGAAACATTAAGGGAAAATGATGATGCTTTAGATCAGTTAGATTGGAAACCCCAAGACAGGTTATTAGATTATATTAATTCCCTATGAAACACTTAGAAGATACACCTTGGTGGATTTGTGATGAAGGCGATTATAATTTTTGTGCCTACGTAGACACAGACTCTAACTACTTTAATGCTGAACCCTTACTTAAACACTTGTATCCTAATTTTGAGGAAATGAGTGATGAAGAAAAAGATGATGTATTAGAAAAAGTAGCACTCAAATATCAAGATATTATTACTGGGTATTATGATGAATTAGCACGTGATTGTTTCAATGTTCAAGAACATAGACTTGAAATGAAAACTGAATGTGTTATTCGCTCAGCATATTTTAGAGCAACTCGTAGATATGCTCAGTGGATTACCAAACAAGAAGGTATTGCTAAGGAATCACTTGATATTAAAGGACTTGAGTTTAAAAAAGCTAATTTTCCTCCTGTGTTTGGTAAATTTTTTAATGATATTCTAGAACAAATCCTAAAAGGAGCTGAACAAAAACATATTGATAAACTCATTATGGATTTTAGAGATAAAATTATGTCCAAAGACACAGATATTACATTACTAGGTAACCCAACATCAGTTAAAACCTTAAATGAGTATATGGGGCGTAAACCTAGAGCAGGTGAAGTAATGACTGAGATTAAAAAGGGTGCTCCCGCAAATGTTAAAGCAGCAATTGTGTATAATGATTTGTTACGGTTTTGGAATATTAAGGGACACAGTGAAATTGTTCAAGGTGATAAAATTAAATGGGTTTATTTGATTGATAACCCCTATAAAATTGAAGCAATCGCTTTTCTAGACTTTGATATGCCAGAAAAAATGCGTACATTCCTAAATGATTATGCTGATAGAAAAAAATCATTTGAAACTATCCTACAATCTAAATTAGAAAACTTTTACAGTGATTTAGATTGGACTTTAAACTTGAACCCAAATATTAATAAATTCTTTAGCTTCTAATGATAGCAAAAAATAAACTTCAATCAATTATCTCTAAGTATTACCTTGGAGGACAAGTAGAATCCGTTAAATGGAAAGTTGAAGACGGAAAACTGAATATTGATTTCATGGCACCTACCAAAGATATGATTGGTAAGTTATCATGTAATGATTTCCCTATGGTTAATGAGGGTGAAATGGCTATTTTTAATACAACACAACTTAACAGATTGCTAAATGTATTAACAGGTGATTTGATCCTTGATGCTTTTAAAACTAATAAAGTATTAACCAAACTCACTATTCAGGACGCTAAAGCATCTATTAATTACTCACTTGCTGACCCACTTATGATTCAAAAAGTAGGTGAAGTAGATGAAAATGTTGAATGGAGTACTTCCGCAACAATGGAGAATGAAGATTTCTACACATTTGTTAAGGCAGCTTCAGCAATCCAAAACAATGAAATTGTAACTCTCACACCAACAACAGATGAAATTGGTACTAACATTTTGAAATTTACTTTTGGAGAACGTATGGAATTCTCAAACAAAGTAGAGTTTTATGTTAATGCTAAATTTACTGATAAAACTAAAGAAGATATTAAAATTCCTTTTAGCAGTGAAATGTTGAGAGAAATATTTAACGCAAACAAAACGTCAGATATCTGTCATATGAGTTTCGTGGAAGATGGATTGCTTCGCCTTATCTTTACATCCGAAGATGAAGGTCTAGAAAGTACATACTTTGTCGTAAGAAAAGCAGATTATTAATATTTATCATCATGAATAATAAGTGGAGAGAATTTATTTTGGGTCCTATGATCCATGAAGGTGTCGGACAAGCAGGTAATACCTACGTTGTAAATCTTTCAGACCTTACGTTTGAAATCTTAAAAGACGCTTTCCCTAACAAATATCAAGAGGTTCGTAGTACCCGTATTCAACCTGATGGAACTGAGGGACCTACGTATAGAGATTATGTAACTGCTCCTGTTGTTGGAGCGGCACGTGGGATTATTGATATGAAAGCTTTTGAGCAATGGAAAGATGAAATCATGGAAAAGTATGGAGATGTTGAGGTTACTTTAGACCCTACAGCATCACACCTTACAAATGTTAAAATTAAATCTGATAAATTTAGTAAAGCAAGTCAATCTTACGGACGTGGAGTCCAATCATATTATGATAGCAAAAAATCAGGTGATTATACTGGTGATTGATTTGGTATCTTAAAATGGTTTCGTATATTTATAAGTGATCTTAGGACACCAACCTAGTTATATTTTTTATTAACCGTCACCTTAGGGGACACAAAACAAAAACAAAATGACACACGTAAATCTCTTTGATCCGAGGTTTGCTTCACCTCTAGACGTTCTTGTAAAGGACTTCTTTAATAAAGAAGCAATTTTTGATAGACCATCACGCCAAAGCGTTACACATCCAATTGATGTGTTTGAAGATGAAAACGGCCTTACATTTGAAATTGCATGTACCGGCCTAGCTAAAGAGGATGTAAATATTAGTATTGAAGGCGACATCCTTAAAGTATCCTATGATAAAGGAACAGACCAAAAATCCACTAAAGAAAAGCGTTTCTACCATTCAGGAGTAAGAAAAAGTAGCTTTGACTTAGGATGGAAAGTAGCCCGTAGATTTGAACTAGCCAAAGCAAACGCCGAAATGATAAATGGCTTGCTTTGTATTCAAATCCCATATGCTGCCGAAGCAAAACCAAAAACTCTAAAAATTAAGTAATCAAAAGGTTGGTGTCCTGAAGATTATTTTGTATATTTGGAAAAAATCTGTTATAAAAAATAAAAAAATTTATGAAACTAAAAGCACTGTTCAACGCAGTCATTGTAGAACGAATCGAAGAAGAAGAATCTACATATGGCTCTATCGTAGTCCCAGACATGGGAAAAGAAAAAACAATTAAAGGTAAAATTATTTCTGTAGGCCCTGGAGTAGATACCCACTATGGAAGTTTTGTTCCAACTAAAACTAAAGTAGGAGATATTGTAATTCTCCCCCAAATGGGTCCTACAGTATTGAACCATGAAGGTAATGAATACTTGGTTTGTAAAGAAAATGAAATTCTAGCAGTTATTGAAAATGAGTAAGATTATTAATTATGGAGACGATTCCCGTAAAAAATTGATTAACGGGATCAACCAACTCGCAGACGCAGTTGTAACAACTTTGGGGCCAAACGGTCGAAATGTAGTAATTCAACAAAATCAAGGCGTACCCCAAAGTACTAAAGATGGTGTAACAGTAGCAAAATCAATTGAACTTGAGGATCCTGTAGAAAATATGGGGGCTCAAATGCTTAAACAAGCAGCAATTAAGACTGCTGAACAAGCAGGTGATGGTACTACTACTTCAACATTGTTAGCACGTGAAATTGTTAACGAAGCATCTCGCTACAGTGATAAAGGACATAACATTGTAGAAATTAAACGTGGTATTGATAAGTGTGTTAAAGCACACGTAGATTACCTTCGTAACCTTTCTCAAGACATTTCAAGTGAAGACCAACTTCGCCAAGTAGCTACCATCTCAGCTAATAACGATGAAGAAATTGGCGAGTTGATTGCTACAGCAATGGAAAAAGTAGGACGCGATGGTGTAGTTACTATTGAAGAATCACGTACTGGTGAAACCTACCTTGAAACTGTAGAGGGTCTACAATTTAATCGTGGTTATAAATCACCTTATTTTGTTACTAATAATGACAATATGACTTGTGTCCTTAAAGACGCAGCAATTTTGTTTTACAATGGTAGAATTACTACTGTAAAAGATTTGTTGCCACTTTTGGAAAACTTGTCACAACAAGCAAAATCACTTCTTATTGTTGCTGAGGACGTTGATGGTGAAGCACTTGCTACACTCGTTGTAAACAAAATGAGAGGTATTTTGAATGTATGTGCTGTTAAAGCACCTGACTTTGGTGATCGTCGTACTCTGCTTATGAATGACATGGCTACCCTTACTGGTGGTCAGGTTGTTGATAAAGATAAGGGTATGAAACTTGATAAATTTGATTTGAAATGGTTGGGTGAATGTCGTACTGTTACAATCACTAAAGAAAATACTACCATTGTTGATGGAGCAGGTGATGCTCAAGATATTCAACAACTTTGTACTGAACTCCAATCACAAATTGAAAACTCAGCTTCACCATTTGAAACTGAAAAACTCCAAGAACGCCTTGCTAAATTGGTAGGTGGTGTAGCAGTAATTCACGTTGGTGGTAATACTGAAACCGAAATGCGTGAAAAGAAAGATCGTGTTGATGATGCTCTCCAAGCTACAAAAGCAGCAATTGAAGAAGGTATTGTACCTGGTGGTGGTATTGCTTTGCTTCGTTCAAGTGTAGGTACTACTTGTGAATTGGATAATGATGACCAAAAATTGGGTTGTAGCATTATGGGACGTGTTCTTAGAAAACCATTCCTACAAATTCTTACCAATGCTGGAGTAGATAATGCTCATCAAATTGAGTTTACAACCACATCTTCTTCTAACCCACATTCAGGTTATAATATCAAAACAGGTATGTATGAGGATTTCCTAAAAGCAGGGATTATTGATCCTACCAAGGTTACACGTTGTGCTCTTGAGAATGCCGCTTCAATCGCAGGTACTATTTTGCTAACAGAATGTACTGTGGTAAACAAACCTGAAGAAAATCAAGAAGAGGTTGGAGGAATGCCTGGAATGTTTTAAATTTAGACAATGACTGAATTCGAAACAGTAGAACAAAAACAACTTATTGCTAAGCGTGTCCCCCCAGGGGACCGCTGGCAATTAGTTGATGAACAAGGGATTGTTCACCCTACACTAACTGAAACTTTGGAAAAATATTTCCAAAAAACTAAATTTAATAAAGCATTTTATTTGGATCCTTTAGGAGGAGCATTATATTCTGTAGATAGAGTAGAAGTAGAAATCAAACCAGAACCAATCAAAACATTTGACTTTTATGGAGACGGCTACCAATAATAGCTTGTGGGTTGAGAAATATCGTCCTGATATCCTCAAAAACTATATCGGAAATGAACACCTGAAAGGGATTATTAGTCGATATCTAGAAGAGAACGATACTCAAAATCTAATCTTCTATGGACCCGCAGGTACAGGAAAAACAACTCTGGCTAAACTTCTGGTTAAGAATCTCAATTGTGAGTATCTTTATATTAATGCCAGTGATGAAAGGGGCATTGAAACTATTAGAGATAAAGTATCGGGATTTGCTAGCACAATGTCGTTTAAACCACTTAAAGTGGTTATTTTGGATGAAGCTGATTTTCTTACTATCCAAGCACAGGCTTCACTCCGCAATGTTATCGAAACTTTCTCCAAAAGCACAAGATTTATCTTAACTTGTAACTATGTAGAGCGTATTATTGATCCTCTACAATCACGTTGCCAAGTACTTAAGATTGTGCCTCCTAGTAAAGGTGAAGTAGCAAAACATTTGTTTAATATCCTTTCTAATGAAGATGTACAACATGCTGACCATGACTTGAGAGACATCGTTAACCAATACTACCCAGATGTACGTAAGATGGTTAATGTTTGCCAAATGAACTCTAAAAATGGTGAACTAGAATTAGATAAATCAACACTTGTTACTTCTAATTACATTGATAAAGTAATTGAATTGTTGCCTAATAAAAAGTCATTTAAAGATATTAGGCAAGTAATTGCGGATTCCAATGTTCAAGATTTTGAAGCGCTATATAAAAGTTTATATGAGCGTATGGACGAGTATACATCGCGACCCGCAGAAGCAATCATTATTATTGAGGAATACATGTACCATTCAAATTTTCGAATTGATAAAGAAATTAACGTAATGGCTTGTATTGCTAAACTACTTGAAATCTCTGGTAAAGTTGTTTTATAAAGACATCATAGAATTTGGAGAACGTAAATTCCTATTGTATCGTACAATTAGAGAATTTGAAAAATTAGATGCCAATTTATTAAAAGATTATTGGCATTGTGACACAGTATTAAAAAAAGAAGATATTTATTATTTTTGTAACGAAATTAAAGAAATAGATTATGAAGAAATCTGAAATGACCCAACAACCCCAAATTGATGTGAGCAAAACCACTCCCATCAACACTGAAAGTGGAAAACCAATCTGGCAACAAGGGGTATTGCTTCGTAAAGTTTCTCGCTTTATTACTAACAGTTCGGAAGATGCCATCCTCCCAATCCCTGTATTCTACGACCCAGAAACAGGTAAAATTTTGGAACAAGGTCTCCCACCTGAACTTCGTAGTGAGTATGACACTATTTGATTGGTTAAAAGAACTAACAGGTAAAAAACGAGATTGGGACTCCTTTTCCGATAAAGAGAAGGAGTCCTTTAATCCTTATATGGTTAATCGTTTTCTATCTATGCACCAACCATTTATTGAGTTGGTAAATTATGTTCAAACAATTCCTTACACTGAAAAAGAAAAATATTATACAGTATACAAGGAATTACTCCCAAAACAGAATGTTTGGCTCAAATATATTAAATCGAAAATGAAACAACCGACAACTGAGTTAGTAGATGCTCTAGCCAAAATTTATGAATGTTCTAAACAGGAAGCAGCAATGGCTGTT